CTAACAGTCATCACCTTTTTCATTCTGAAAAAGTTTTATGACATGTTGAACGGGTGCGGGCAAAAAACTTCGTTTTTTGTTCACCCGCACCCGTCGCACATTAAATACTCAATTAAAGAGACTAATGCTGTTGCTGTTCTCCACTGACCAGCTATCAGTGCTATACCTCACTACTCAACGTTATTATTATGATATATTTTACTCCACAAGTATCAATCTACATAAGACACTAAGCATTAATTATAGCATACAGAATTATTTTAAGCTAACTCGAAGTTCTCTAATATTTACTATAATATCGTACAAGCTAGGAACTTCGACAATGCTCCTAAAGCTATGCTATAATATATACTAAATAACCAAGCAATATGCGATGGTTGTTTTTAAAAGCGAGCGACAGCGAGTCTGTGACAAAACAAAGACGCCGCAGCAGCTCGAGATTTAAATCAAGGAGGGCACAAATGAAATACCAATATGAAGGAAACATAGTTGAAATCATAGGTGAAAGCGATAAATTTTTAACCTTAAGCATGATTAACGATGACGGTAGTGTAAAAGAATTTCGCAAGAAAAAACCAGTAGAGTTGATTCCAATCCAACCTGAATCTTCCTGCGATTATAACTATTGGATAACTGAACCATATAACCACCAGAAAGAATTTTTAAAATGGGCAGAAACGCACGATAATCTTCTTCTAAGAGATGAACCTGGTTTAGGTAAAACAAAGCAAACTCTCGATTTAATCATGAATCGTAAACGTTGCGGACAGATTAAACGTGCTTTAATAGTATGTGGAGTAGGAGGTCTTCAGTATAACTGGCTGAGAGAGGTAAAAAAGCATACAGACCTAACAGGGTACATTTTAGGAACTAAACCAGCGAATAAGCTAGGCACTCGCACAGTCATAGGCAGTAATACAGACAAGATGAATGATTTAAAGAATTCTAAAGCAGATATACTTATATGTAATATAGAATTCTTAAGACACGAGCCTGCGGTGCAGCAGCTTCAGCTAATGATCGCACGTCAAGAGATCGGAATGGTCGCAGTTGACGAATGCCATAAATGTAAAAATCCTAAAGCAGCGCAGACAGCGGGTCTCTTTGCGTTACATCCACCGTATAAGATGGGATTAACAGGTACTCCTATTGTAAATAATCCAATTGACGTTTTCGGTTTATCCGTATGGATGCGTCAGGAACGTCGTTCATTATCAAAGTTTAAAGAAGACTACGCAGTAATGGGAGGTTTCAAAAATAAGGAAATCATAGGTTGGAGAAATCTCAGCGAGTTAGGCCAGAGACTTGATGAGTGGTCACTTCGTCGTTTAAAGTCTGTATGCGTAGACTTACCTCCTAAGGTAGTAGACACGGTTGAGATAGAGATGACTAAAAGTCAAACTATGTTATATAAAGAAGTATTGAAAGACATACGAGATAGAAAGGAAGAGATTCTCGCTGCTCCAGACCCTACCTCAAGATTTATCAGTTTGCGTCATGTTACAAGCTGTCCTAATCAGGTACTTGAAAACTTTAAAGAAGAAGACTGCGCAAAGGCTATGGAGTTATTAAGAAGAGTTGAAGAAGCCCTTCAAAATAATCAAAAAGTAGTAATCATGGTCTGGTATGTAACTACTTTAAAATATCTTAATACTATATTACATAAAGCAGGAATTGTACCTGCTCTGATATACGGTGAAATGAGTCTTGAAGACAGAAACAGAAATGAACAAGCGTTTCAGAAGATACCTGAATGTAAGGTCATCTTAGGTAACTATCAAACCATGGGTACAGGTATTGAACTTACCGCAGCGTCAGTCTTAATAGAGTATGAGCAGCCATGGACAGCCGCTGACGAGATTCAAGGTCAAGATCGTTGCCACAGAATAGGTCAGACTAAATCATTGTCTGTAATAAAGCTAATTACCAAGAATACTGTTGACGAACGTGTTAACGAGTTGGTTACAAATAAGTCAGAAATTGTTGATGAGATAAATGAAAAGAAAGCTCTCCGTCAGTTCATCAATTCAGTTCTTGAAGACGGAGCATAAGGAGGACATTATGGAAAATACTGCGATCGTCAGAATGACACCTGTTGCGGAAACATCAGGCGGATTCATGCAAATTAAAGAGAAGTATGAAGGAGTAATTTTAAGATTCCTTCCTGATCCTGACTTCAGAGGTAAACTTTCATCAGTTAGCTGGTTTCAAGAAGGTAAACTTCTCGGTCAGCTAACGAAGGAAGACCCTGAATTTTCTGTATTCGAACAGACAGGTCGTCGACCTGAGATTCGTGTACCAGGTAGGTGGTTTGATGACAAGCTGTTTACCAGAACAGGAGCACTTACAATTAGATTCACATTCAGTACCCTCAGGCAAGAGTCAATTTGGTATGCACATCTTTATATTAAATTACCAGCGCAAGACGGAGAAGCTTCATATCTAATTCCTAAGCCTACTAAGCCGCAAGCTCCTGACTATTTCATGCCAGGCAACGACTGCTGCTGTAGTAATAATAAACCGCCAGTACATGGCTGTGATCATGAAGAAGTCTCTGAGGATGATATTCTTGATCTCTTTAATAGTGACGAAGTACAGGAAGACGATCTTCTTGATCTCTTCTCTAAGTAAACTTCGAGTTCTAATTTCCTTATATGTTATACTTATTATAAGGAAGAAAGAGGTGATTTCATGTACACACTTACATTACCTGCAATTCCTTGCGATGTAGTGTTAGCTGCTAGAAAAGGTAGCTTATACGCATTACAGTTCACAGCAAGTAGAATGTCAGGAACATATCTCGGCGAGACAAAATCAGACGACTGCACTATAATGTGCAAGGCGCATACATTTCGTAGAGAATGTGTGTCTATTAACTTTGATGATGGTATGGGGTTAGTTGACGGAGTATGTTGTTCACCTATAAGTTTATCAGAAACAGGAAGGAGATTTTTAGATGAAGTATGTAGTTGTTGACGGATACGCACTTGCGTATCGTGCATTTTATGCTTATCCTGAGCTGACTAACGGACAGCGAGATACAAGAGTTACTGTCGGTTTCTTCAAGCAGATCATACCTAGAATAGGTGAGGCTTTCTTAGACAGTCAGCTTGTGTTTGTTTTTGACAGTAAGGGAGGCAGTTTCAGAAATAGCTTAGATGCTTCTTATAAAGCAAACCGGAGTTCTTCTACTCCTGCGTTCTATGAGCAGGTTGAAGAGATTGTAGGGCTTTGCAAATTGATTGGTCCTACTTATCAGGTAGAAGGTTATGAAGCTGACGACCTCGCAGGTAGTTTCGTCGAACAGTATGTAGGACCTGACGATGAAGCATTGCTACTAACCGTCGATGCTGACTGGCTTCAGCTACTGCGTCCGAATGTGACCATGCTCCAGCTAAAGCCAAAGCAGAAAGCAATCACTTGGACGAGAGAGACATTTTATGAATCTTATTCAGGACTCACTCCTATACAGCTTATTGATCTTAAAGCAATTCAAGGTGACGGGTCTGACAACGTTCCTGGTGTTAAAGGCTGTGGCTGGGTTACTGCACACAAGCTACTTACTGATTATAAGTCAGTAGAAGGCATCTATGATAATATTTTGAAGATTCCGAATAAGGGCGGAGTGCAGGTTAATCTTATGGAAGCTAAAGAACGTGTGTTTCTGAATAAGAAATTAGTAACTATTCAGAGAGACGTTACTTTATCGGACCCTAAAGAGTTCGTAGAAGATTCAGATAAGTTTCTTGATTATCTCCATGACGTGCTTAAAGCAGACAGTTTGGTAAATTTCATGGGATTTTTCTTCCAAACTAAGAAAGCAGAGGAAAGCAAATGACATTACATGAAACACTCTGTGCCTATCAGTCTCCGCATTGGCCTAATTATCAGAATCTGCTAGATCCTAAGTACGCATACACACATGACAAAGTTCAGCTGCTACTGCCTAAAGAAGCTACAGATTCATATCTTGGCAGACTACTTAGCATTGCAATTGATGCTAACAAGTACCTAGAGCGAATCACTGCAAGCGAATTAGATGACTACACTGAGATTGTCACTATCATAAGTGCGTCAGGTCCGCTAATGGGAAGAAAGTTCAATTCTAAATTAAGAACGATGTTATACAGTTATCTGAGTTATGGTCTTAAAGCAGACTGGTTAAAGCCGTTGCTTAACGAGTATAAACTGTCACTTTGGACAAACAAAAAGACAAGCCTGTATCTTAACGAACCAAAGTACCTAGACATATTATGTACATTAAAGAACTGCTCCTATGCACCTGTTGTTGCTTGGTTCAAGCGTAACCCGCACGGGGCTGATAAAGAAACTAAGTATATGGAGAAGAGAGATGAGTAAATTATTAATTGGCAGTATTTCTTATTGCCCTCCTGATAAAGAAAAGCAATCACTTAGAGCTCATGCACACAAAGCACAGTTAGATTGGCTGCGAGACCTTCATATAGAAGAAGTGAGTGAGTATGAGTATATAAGGGTTGAACAAGCTTATACAGAAGAATTCGCTGCTCATGTTATGCCTGAATTACCTTGTACATCAATTAAGTTTGACAAAGGACTTGGTCCGTCAGCAGCAAGAAATATCTTACTTCAGCGACTGTATGAAAGTGACTCAGACTGGCTAATCTGTATGGACGATGATCGTAAGTTGTATAGTCATTACAACGGTAGTGATTTTATAAGAGAGTGCGCTGTGAATCCTGATTTAATTGCCTTAGCAAAAGAAGGTGTGCTGGTGACTTGCGTTTCTCCTTGGATGTCACCGTTTAAAGAGAGAAATGCAGATTTTGGTAAGGTAGCTACACATTGGAATCTCATAAGAACTACGCTGGACGGTTGTCTTCAGATCTGTGCTATTCCTAACCTTGTAAAGTACGGTCACAAAGCTATATGGTTTAATGAAAAGAATACAGCTGGGTTTGATGAAATTCCTGAAGATAGAGAATTTCAGTTTGATTGGCTGATGGACAAGCACCCGTTAGCACTGAATGCTATGATGATTATGTGGGAGATACTTCCGCAAACTTCAAATTCTAGCACTATATATGTAGACCAGCAACTTCGTCTGGATATTCAAGCAACGCATGCTTCTGCTATAGCTACCTACCTAAGAAAACGTACTAAAAATCGCATTTCAACACTTAGAGAGTTCAATAAGCGAAAGAATGTATTTCAGCCTAAAGCTGTGCCTCGTCTGCTACCTTATACTCCAGTTCAGAGTGATTATGGCAAGTTTAAGACAATCTAACTTCGAGTGGCCTCCTTTCTGTATGTTATAATATGTATGTAAATTAAACATATTACTAACTGCGTAGGAGGTATTTCTATGTTTGGTAAACTTCTCTATAAGCTTAATAAGTGGTGTGAAAAGCTTCCATACGGACCTTGGAATTACACAGGAGGTACGTGTACTACAAAAGAGATGCTTCGGTCTATATATAATGATTATCCCTTGTCACAGAAAGAACGTGATAAGATAGAAGAGTTTAAGCAACGTCGTGAAGGGAACAGAAGACGAGAGACTACTCCTGCACCAAAACAAGCTCCACAGAAAGCTAAATATACTGCAGAGTTGCTTGCGTCAACTAAGCGTGTGGACCAGGACGCACAGTACTTCGGCATAAAGGGCGGAAAGTACTATATTCTGGAGATCGTGCGTCCTCGAAATCAGTCTTCCGGTAAGCGTTACGGTGATCCTGTTCGTTCAGTTAACGGAGTGCTGAGGGTTGTAAGCACGCAGAAGATGTATGTCCGTAATGTGTATCATAGATCTAGCATGCTGGTTTTGGAGTGTGTAGGCTACGACAATTTCTGTAGACCAGACAACAATAATTATATTTTCTATCAGTCTCCTGATTCGCAGAATATGAGAGACGAGTATATTTTATCAATAACGGAGGCTTGAGATATGGACGGACTCTTTACGGTAAGTGATATTATACTGCTGGGAATTGCTTACTTAATTATAGGCAAGGTAGCAGGAGGTGCTGCTTTTGATGTGTTGCGAACAAGAGATACGCCTTCAGAAGATGTATGGATTGATTATCTGTGTGTTCTTCTTGCTACAATTGCTTGGCCTATTATTGCAATAGTGATAGTAGTGAACGCACTGAAAGGAGCTAAACATGAATGATATTATAGATTTTACAAACAACGGAGAGTGTTCATGTTGCGGCGGTTGCTGTACTAATTATCTTCCTATCAATGAGAAAGAGTTAAAAACGCTCAGGACTTGGGTTAAGAAACATAAGTTCGTACCTGTCAATCGTGTAGAAGGTCAGGAGAGTTTGGTCTTTGATGCAACATGTCCGTTCATGACGAAAGACTCTAAATGTGCTTGTTACAAAGTCAGACCTGCAGTTTGTAAGGCTTTCAATTGTAGAGAAGCTATTGCAGGAAAGATTGAGTTTTCAGTAAAGCACAGAGCTGTTCATGACTTGAGGAAAGAAGTGTTCGGCTTTGAGAGTATGTCATTAGCTGAATTTGAGCTATTGAAGGATTATATTGAGAAAGGACGCATAAAGAAAAGTGAATAATGTCAATTTTATGATAGGAACGATCTCCTATCTACCTGCTAACAATGAAAGAGCGCAGCAGCGAATTGCAGGATATCGTAAGCAGCTGGACTGGTTGGAAAGCCTGCAGATTCCATTTGAATACTACAGAGTTGAATCTGATTGGTGTGATGAGGCTAGAGAGCAGCTACATACTTCACTCAATTTGCATTCTATTGTGACAGAACAGCACCCTCCAGGCTACAATAGAAATCTTCTTTTGAATGAGTTATATAAGAGTGACTATGACTGGTTGATGTGTTTAGACGACGACAGAAGAATCTATCCTATGTTCAACGGTTCTGAATTCATTAAAGACCTTAGCACTCCTAAGTTGGTTGATTTGGCTAGAAGAGGTTATCTAATAACCTGCACATCACCGTATCTTCTCCCGTTCAAGAAAGAAAATTATGCTTGGCCTTACAAAGAAGAAAATTGGTATCTAGCAAAAGAAGACTGTTTTGGTTTTCTTCAGATAGTGTTTATACCAAACTTAGTAAAGTATGGTTATAAGCCTATCTATTTTAACGGTGAAACTACCTGCTTAGAAGGAGATTCACCTGAGGATCTTCAGTTCCAGCTGGATTGGATCCTTGCTAAGCACCCTGTCATCAGAAATAAGAATATCATAATGGAAGAGATCGGACAAGCCAGCGGTCAGCTAAGTACCTTATATGAGAATGAAGATCACAGACAAGCAGTAATTAAAAGTCAAACTGAATGGCTGACCAACTACCTTAAAACTAAATCACCGAGAAAACCTGAACTATGGTCAAGAACCGGAGTAAATCGTAGATTGAATCCTCCTTTTAAGGAATTAGTGCCTAGAAGTACTCGTTATGAGTTTACAGGACGAGATTTACCGAGAGACAAGAAAAATGTGTGATAATTGAGGAGATTGTAGGGAGATTCACTATGAAATACAAATATAAGATAGCGGGGCTTAAACAAGCATACAAATTATATCTTGAAATGGCAAATCCAAGAATGGTAGCGTCAACGATCAACACTTGGGTGTCTAATGCTTTCTGGCTGTCACACGTCTGGACAGAGCAGGAGTTCATGGACAAACTTCAGTGCGATGATTACAACAGAGAAGAATTAATTGAAGAACTCACTTTGACAGAACTTAGCACTCGTAAGTTCCCTGAAAAAGATGCTAAAGGATACATTAGAGCATTTGACGAATTAAGAAAATTCATTTCTTTAATATGTGCAATTGAAGCTGCACGGAAACGAGAGCCTAGGTGCATACAGTTGTCAATGTTAGACTAACTTCGACATTGTCTTACAAATTAATGTATAATATACAAGTAAACAACTAAAGGAGGTGTGTTGTGTGAAGCCAATGCGTACACAACCCTTTTTTAAATATGCAACTGACAAGTTACCTGTTGACAGTGATCTTCATAACGCAATTGCTCTCTATCTAGGCATGAGGTTAGCTAAAAACAAAAACATGACTTTAGCTGAATGGGCAGAAGCTATAGACGGATTAGTTACTGCTATGCGTCTGCTCCCTAAGTCAGAAAAGTCACGTATTAAGCCACAAGCCTTACCGTTAGTTACTGACATCATCTATATGTTTCATGTAGCTGCACATCGTGGTTGGAACCATGTGTATTTTACAAGAGAGCAAGACTATGACTGGGGCAACATATCTTATTACCAGGACATATATTGGCAACAGACTGTTAAGGAGCATAGACAGGTGTTAGAGGAGGAATTATATGGAACAGCTGGAGATTGATATGCGACCTACCTATTACAGAAGGTCAGGACTTCCTGAAGGTTTACAACGAAAACCTGGAGATACATTACCTCAGCAGGTAATTGATATCATAGAACAGATAAATAACGGCACATATGAACATCAGATAATATTTATGAGTGGACCTAAGCGAGGAAAGACAACAGCTGCAGCGAGCATAGCAAGAGCATGGATTGAGCAACACTGTGACATCGTTACTAGCAGAGTTCCTGCGTTATTTGTGCCTGTGCATCAGCTGTGTTATCAGAATAGAACAGTTGATAGATATCAAAGAGATGAAGCACTTAACGCATTGATTAGAGACATGTCACAGACTGATATGTTAATACTTGACGGTGTGTTTGGCTATCTAACTCAGAATGACGACTTGCTCCTGCAAGCGATATACGACGCACGTCAGCATAGTCTTAAAACTACGATAGTCACGACAAGTCTAGTAGACCCTTTAAGCTGTGCGTCAAGCGTACTGTATAGAATTGCAAGAGATGCAAATATAAAGGTGGTGTTCTAAATGTTAACTAATGGACAGGAAGAAGCAAGACGTTTGATATTGCGTTGGATAGACAGTAAAGGACCTTTATTCAGATTAGGAGGACCAGCGGGTTCTGGTAAGTCATATCTAATTCCGATCATAGCAGAAGAAGTTGGCTTGGATAAATGTGTACTTATGACGCCTACTGGTAAGGTAGCTAATAACCTGTTAAAAGCTGGGTTAGAGGCAAGGACAATACATTCATGTATCTATAGAGCAAAGAGGGAAGAAATTGAAGACGAGGAAATACTAAGCCCGAGTCCTGAGGTAGAGTATGAGGAAGAGGAAATTCATTTTTACCTCAAGCCGTCTGATGCGTATGCAGACAAGAAATTATTTATCATAGATGAAGGGTCAATGGTAGGCGGTAAACTTTTGCGTGACCTTATGTCATTTAATGTACCTATCTTAATGGTAGGTGACCCTAACCAGTTAAGACCTGTAAATGATGTTTCTGTATATGTACAGTGTGACTATTATCTGTCAGAAATTGTTCGTCAAGCTCAGGATAGTCCAATCATCTGGCTATCTCAGCAGATACTTACCGGGAATATTAGACCAGGAAGTGCAGGAAACTGCATGGTTAGAGTAGGACCTGTTTCAGATCAAGAACTAATGTATGCAGACGTGGTGCTTGCAGACACCAACAAGGCAAGAAGTGAACTCAATAGAAGACTTCGACATTTGATGTTATCAAACATTGATGAGACAGATCCGTTGTCTTGGGTAGTTGAAGGAGATACAATCATCTGCAGAACTAACATGCTGGACGTAGCAAGTTCTGAAGGATTCATGTTAACCAACGGTACTTTGGGTAAAGTCAAGTCTATTGAGCACATAACACCTTACTCTGCTCAGCTAACATTAGCATCTGACGAGTTAGGTACCTACAAGTTCGCAGGAACAATGACTCCTTTAAAGTTTCCGAGAAAAGCAAGACCACCTGTAATAGAATTAGGTTACGCATTAACAGTTCATTTAAGCCAGGGGTCAGAGTGGCCTAATGTTATTTATCAGGCAGGTATGACAAAAGACAAACGTGCAATGTACACAGCAGTGACGAGAGCTAAGCAGTCACTTCTGTTAGCTATATAGGGAGGTTATTATGACAGTTAGTCAGCAGATCATCTTGCACATGGTGCAGGATAATGCTCAGATAAGAGAGTATGAGAAAGCAGGAGTTTTAAGCTACAAATATTTCACCACAGACTATGCGTATCTTCAGTTTGTGTTAAATAGATACCAAGAAACAGGCGGGATCACTTTAGGAGAACTTTGTATTAAGTATCCTGATTTTCCTACTGACTATGTAGGAAGTTCACAAGATTCCAGCTATCTTGTTTATCAGATAAAAGAGCTGTTTATATACAATGAATTATATACTGCGATTAATAATGGTCAGCAGAGATTCTCAAATGACGGTATTCAATTTTTAGGGTACTTAGAGGATACTTTAAAAGAACTTAGAGCAGTATTGCCTACGCATGAAGAATATGATTTAATAGAACACGCAAGAGACAGGTATGATAAGTATTTAACTACTTCTAACAACCAAGCAGATGCTTTCATTCCGACAGGGTTTGCTGATGTAGACAGAGCGTTAGGAGGTTGGTCTAAAGAGTCAGAGTTAGCTGTCTTGTTTGCTAGAATGGGTATGGGTAAGACGTGGCTTCTTATCTACTGTACAATTACAGCTTGGAAAGCAGGTTACCGTTGCGGCTTCTTGAGTGTTGAGATGGGTGCTAATGACATAGGATATAGAATTGATACAGCGTTGTCTGGTATATCTAACGGTGCATTAAGACGCGGTGATGCGGTCGACATGAATGCTTACAATAATTATTTGAATATGGTTAAGGACAAGAGAGGTATCTTACTGAGAGGTAAGAAAGACTTTCCTAATGGACTCATATCACCGAGAACTATCAAGAACTGGATACAGGAGCAGAAGCTTGATATTGTGTTCCTTGACGGTATTAGTTATATAGAGAACGAGAGAATAGGAGCAAATAATAAGAACGAAGCGTCAAGTATTACAGACGTAGCAGAGGACCTGATGAGCGTAAGCGTTGATACGCATACGCCTATTATATTGACTGCACAGGCAAACAGGTCAGGTGCCGATAAGACATTGAATCCAGGCTTAGAAACGCTAAGAGGTTCTGACGGTTATGCAATTCATGCATCATTTATGGCGTCTATTGCGTATCCAGATGACAGTCATCAGATACTTGCGTTAGAAGTGCAGAAAGCACGTTATGGTCAGCTATCTGGCAGAATGTTATATGACTGGAATCCGGATCTGGGTTATATTCAGGCAAGAGGAGATAGCACTACAGGAGGTGCATTCTTTGGTCAGCGTTGATTTAATGTCATTAGATGTAGTAGCTATATTTCATGAACTTCAAAACACTACAGGTTTGTTCCGTGTTTGGTCTGAGTCAGGAGATGATATCCTGACTCAGTGTCCGTTTCATGGCGGAGGTAATGAACGTAAACCTTCTTTTGGTCTCTGCGTTGCTAAGCATAATCCGCACTACGGTAAATATAACTGTTTTGCGTGTGGTGCAAGCGGCACAGTAATAGGCCTTATAAATAAAGTGTTTAACAGAGAAGATAACGATGCATACGGCGTAGATTTTGTGAGAGGTGTATGTGACGTCTATCTTGAGGAAACAAGACAAAGAGTTGAAATGAAGAGTAGGCAGCAGATTGAAGAACAAGCAAGCGTGTCTGCTTATGAACTTCTGTACTACAGAGACTCAGAGTCAGATTATTTAGAACGTAGGCGTATAGATTTGAATGTGAAGTTGGCATTTGATTGCGGGTTTGATCCTACTACATCAAGTGTCACTTTTCCTGTTCGCAGAGTAGACGGGACAACTGCGTTTCTGGTTAGACGAAGTGTTAATCAGAAGTGGTATAACTATCCTTCAGGAGTTGATAAGCCGGTTTATGGGTTGTATGAACTGAGTCAGTTAGCTCCTGAATCAAAGTTTGTAGTAGTTGTTGAATCAATCATAAATGCACTTACTTTATGGGGAGTAGGCATACCAGCAGTAGCACTATTGGGAACAGGAAGTAAGCAGCAAGTTGAACAAATGAACAAGACACCAATTAGACACTGGGTCCTTGCGCTTGACGGGGATCAGGCTGGTGTAAAAGGCATAGCTAAGCTACAAGCTGCGTTGCGAGCTTCAACTTCTGTCATGCCTATGCCAGCAGGTTATGACGTGAACGACTTGGATAGAGAAACTCTGTTAGCATTGTATCAGCTTAGAAGATGAACTTCGATTTACATGTCAATTTTCATGTAACATATGAATATATTAGATTAGGGAGGTATTAACATGATATCCATTATACAGCTGGGACATTTATTTCAATATAAAAATAAAGAGCCTGGTGCTACTACAATAATAGAAACATGGGAGATAGAGCGAGTTGCAGCATTCATGTTTGTAGTTGAGTTAAACCGTCAGATCAGTCAACGTTACGTGAGTGGTCTGACTTTTGTGAATAAGATCGGAGCTATTCAGTACCAGTTGCTTGACTTTGATAAAGCAACCAATAAAGATCTTAATAAATTGACAGCACTGCTGTCTGAGTATCTAGAGCCTCCAAAAACGTTTCAGTTCCATACTACCTTTTTAAAAGGTATCGATTTAGCTGAGAAGTTAATTAGAGAAGCAGTTGAAAGATATGAAGAGCCTGTTGTTATTCGTCAGGTTTCATATCCAAGACAGCGATTCTTAAGCAGGCCTACTGAAGAAGAGTACGAAAAGCTGGTGAAGTCAAGAGGATCTGAAGAAACAGAAAAAGCAAGAGCTGTAGATCCAGGTTCTGTTCTTATGGTTTACTTCAATGGCTGGGGTGTCATTCCTTGCATAGTCAATGAAGAAAAACCTAAATACTTTTTTGTTGATGGATATCTCAGAAATCGTAAAGTGGTTGAAGGCTTCAGGCTTAGTAAAGATTCAAATAACATAGTTGGGTGATATATAATGAGTGGAGTAGTATTCGGTACGGTGTCATATTTAGGCGATGATACTAGATTTCTTGAACAAAGAGTCAAGATGCACAGCAGACAAGTTGAGTGGATTGACGAGATCCAAGCAAAGATGCAAGCAAAAGGTGCGCCTGCGTTGCCTTGGTGGAGAGTTGAACAATGTTGGAATGACGAGAGAAAGGAGCTTCTCAAGTCGTCAGGTGACTACTTAGAAAGCTTGGAGTACACAGACAGAATTCCGTTAGGTAGGGCTCGTAATATTCTTCTTGAGAAGTTTTACAACAGCGATTACGATTGGATAGTTATGATGGACGATGACATGGGGCTGTACGACCATTATGATGGCTATGAAATGCTTTGGAATCTTGCTGAACCTCGTTTCATAGAATTAGCTAGACAAGCTTATATCTTGATGCCTTTTCCTGCGTATTGGAACGGATTCACGGAAGAAGTGAATAAGTTTGGTAAGTCAGAGACGCATTGGCTGTTTCTAAGAACTATACATACATGCACACCATTTGCATGCTTTCCTAATATCAAGAAACATAGAGGTATAGAAGTTTGGTTTGACGGAGAAACAGAGTGTGCGTTGCCAGGTGAAGCACCTGAAGATTTAAAGTTCGGCATAGACTGGATTAAAGCAACCGGAGGACGCTGGTTAGAGTGCAGAAACATGATAGGCAAGAGCTTCGGTAATCTGAACTATTCATCAATCTTTCCTGACGCTGCAGCTCGCGACGCAAGAGTCGCTACTGACGGACCTTGGGTAGCTGCGTACCTTAAAACGTTGTATCCTCGTAACCCGAACCTCTGGACGAAGAAAGATTTCTTAAAAAGGAAGAACCCGTTTATTCAGCTTCAGGTACCAAGGCATGTGTACAAGAAAGAAGATTAAGTTTGATAGCTTATTGCTAGCAACCTTCTTAGCTACCATATTCTATGCAAGCACATATCCATATATTCACAAGCACATCATAAGTTCAGTCTCTGACACGTTTATTTCACTGAACCAGATAGCTAATTGCTTGTCAGTAATTATATTCTCTAAGCTATGGAATACTCGTGGTGACAAACTGTATAATGAGTTTGTAAAGTTATGTGTCTGCGAATCCCTGTTAGGTATCACATTAGCAATAGCAGTGACGCAGACGCATAATTGGCTATGTTATTACATAGCTGACACCTGGATATTTTGTTTAGTCTCGCGAAATATTATTTGTGGTGGCATAAGGTTGAAGAATATACGTTATACTGGTAATGCCAGAGAAAAATTTGATAACAATCAAAACATAGCATCTGCAGTCGCAACTCTCATCGGCTCAGTTATTGCTCTGGTTCTTAAACTTGATATGGAGACGATGATATGGATTGCAACATTGGGAAATTGCACAGATAATCTGATCTATGCGACTGCGTATGTGAATACGAAAAGGGGTATTGAAAATGGGAGAAACAAAGGATAAATGGTGGTACATTAAGAAGATATCAGAGTACAGTGACAGGTACGGAAGTCTTCTTGTACAGCTAATGGAAGAAAACGATAAACATAATTTAGAAGTTATCACTCTTAATGAAGCCAAAGAGTTTTATGAAAAATACCTTCAGACGGATTAAATGACGGCAGAAAGACCTCAGAGGACGATTATGATCTCTGAGGTCTTTCTGTGGTTTTATTTTCGATAATTTCTCTTAGCATGCTGTATAATATTATTAACATAAAGAAACGGGAGGTAGTCTTATGAAGAAGAAGACAGACATAGTAAGGGAAGCACTTGAACTGAGAGATTACAAAACAGCATTAAGAATTGCTAAGGGTTTCAGGATGGTTACAAAGGAAGAGAAGGACGCAATGACACGCGGTTATGAATGCTTGATACACCCAGAGTTTTACAAGCAATTAGGTTATGATGTTGACGCTGAATTAGAGAAAGCTAAGAAAGTAGTAGACAAGTGGAGAACTAATAAAAATACCGGTGCTTAATCTAGCACCGGTATTTATTTATATTAAGGTAACGCAGCGGCTCTGCACGGTAGGTGTTGCTTTAGCTATATAAACAGTTATGTTAATAATTTATCCGCTATTGCTTACTATGTGCGTAATTGATTTGCGTTGTTACACGTCACTGAAATCTTCAAACTGGTCTACATCAGCGTCATACCACTCGTCCATGTTCTCTTCACCTTCAGAACGTTCCATAAGCTGCATGTAATCAGCTCCATAAGACTCAACGTTTTCCCAGAAAGACGCTGCAGCATCATCAGGTCCGTTGAATGTGACCTGAAGTAGACCTGATTCTGTTTCTGTCACGTCAACCGTGCCTTCTGCTGCGAGGTTGTTAAACCCGTCGATGTAGTGCTGAAGATCCCAGTCAATTCTATTCATCTTTTCATAGAATCGGGTATTATTTACTGACAGACTTGCGTCAAGGTCTTCTGGTACTTCAGAATCGCATGAAGCATTAAGTTTCTTTCCGCTGTTCTTCATTTTAAAGAAGTTCTTTGAAGCATTCATAGAAGCCTGTTTTAGGAACTTTCTTGCAGAGTTCTGATCAACAACTGACTCAACATCTTCCGGCACTTCGTCCAGTGAGGAGTCAAGTTCGCTTGCTCCTGTATAGTTCTTGAACCAATTGTAAGCGTCTTCGTCGTCATCTGTTTCGTAATCCCATTCACCGTCTTCTGGTTTATAGAGATCTGAATCACCGAATACAAACACGTTATTTCCGTTATCGTCACGGTACCAGCAGTATTCTGTCATGAAGCCGTCGAAGTCCTCTACTTCTTTCGATTCTACGAGTGTATAGCCGCCTTCGCTGTCATTGTCAAGAGAAGCATCAAGAGACTCCCAGTCTACGCCTTTCTTAGTCATTTCTTTCTTGATTGTAGGCTTCATCTTCTGTGCGAAAGCTCTTCCTACGTGATGATTTTCAAGTAACCAGTTGAGAATTGACGGTTCAAGGCGATATGCTTGTTCAGGAGTAATAAGTGATTTCTCAACTAACGGCTTAATGGACTTTTCATTGGCTGACCATGCGTCTTGTGCAGTGATCTCTCCTGCTTCAACCTTAGCAACAAGTTCAGATACATTTGTAGTTGACACGTCTGCAGTTGAAAGTTTTCCTGATTTGGAGAGCTTGTTCTTGACTTTGTCATCAAGTTTTGCTGCACGAGCTGCTGGAATGTAGTCATGGTCTACAAGGAACTGAAGAAGTTTAGGGTCAGCTTTGTATGCTTGTTCACCTGTGATGTAACCTGAAGTTACGAGGAAACGTGCCATTTCAGGTTTCGCTTTTACAACTTCTACACCGTCAACGAGACCTTCTTTGAGTAGGTTCTTTATGCCGCCTTGTGCCATGTTAGCAAGATTCTTCTTATGAATAATTCCGTCAGCTAGCATGAGTACGTACATACGGTTAGCTGGATTTTCAAGAACATCTTCGTATTCATTCTGAAGAATCATGCCTAACCAAGAAGCTGCTTGTACGTCAGGTGAACGTTTGCTGTTAGGATCTATCTTGAGCTGGGCAACACGACGTCTGTCATCAGACTTAGCATTACTTGCGTATCCTCTATTTCCTTCTTTTGAAGGAGCTTCGCTTCCTGCATCTGGGTCAAATGTCCAGGTTTCTTCAGCACTGAAGTCACACGCAAGAGCTCCTTTGCAGTCCCAGCTGGTCATAGGCTTACCGTTTCCGTCTTTTCTGTTCTTTGAGAAGTACATAAGAGTAGATACGATGGACTCAATCTCCTTCAGAGTTCTGAATGCTGTCCACTTGAAACCATAACCTGCGGTGTTATAGTCAGGTGACATGTCAAAGGACTCTTGAGCCATTTTGTAAACCTGCTTGAGACGAGTAGTCTGATCTCCGGTTAAGTCAGCGTTCAGGTCAAGGTTGCTATTTAAGCTGCTGTTAAGGATTCTGTCGTATGTTCCGACTCTTGCTTGCATCCAGTTACTGAGACTATCAGCAGCGAGCTGTCTTGAGTCAACAAGCGCACCTCCGAAGCCTACAGGGCTAAGAGATGCGGTACCTGCTTCAGTATCAACTGTAAGGAAAAACTCAAGGTCTCTGTCCTGTGAAGATACAAGATAGCCTCCGTCACTTTCTGAAAGAGTGTATCCGCTGTCCCAAGAGTTGATAGCGTTAGTAAAGTCAGCAACGATACCTGCACCTTCTGTGCCAGGTGCGTCAACTAACTCTGTCTGCGCTGCTTCAGAGTTTTGCACTTCCGTGTTTGAATTTAATTTATTGTTGTTGAGTCTTAATACTCTCATTCCCAGTCACCTCCTGCGTAGTCGTCAGCAGGAGTGTCTTCAGGCATGGACATATCTACACTTGAGAACTCATCTGTTTCACCAGCACCACTGAAATACGCAGATGCGAGCTCTTCCGGTGTACTATAGGTACCTGCACCTTCCATCATTGGTGCGGCAACGTACTGACCTTCTTCTTCATCTTTGAATGCTACATAGAAGGTAGTTTCTCCCGTTGCTGGATCAACTGCGTTGAATACGACCGCATTCTGCACTGTCTGTACGTCACCTGTTACACCCTGAAGTGCGTTAAAGAGTTCATTTGTTTCCTCACCTGCACCAGGTAACTCCGCTCCAGCACTCTCTGAAGTTACAATATCAGCAACTTCTTCGCTTTCTGCTGGATCAGTTGCTACCTCTTCACCATCATACCCATCACTGTTGAGTTTGAGCTTTCTGCTACTATTGAGTCCTTGTTTTGTCTTTATGCTAGCTGAAAGCGTGAGTTTTCTGAATTCGTTTATGTCATTGTATGAAGCTTTAGCAATAGTTTTTACCTTGCCGTCAGCTGTTTTAACCTGATGAAGAAGTGTACCAGCTACATCACTTGTTGGAGAGATGACCATCTGTGCATTAGCTCCGAGTGACGCAAATAATTTCTGGCTGGTTTTTGAGGACTTCATCGGAATGTCCATCTTCTTGAGTGTATTCATAATCAGAGTAGGATCTACAGACCCAGCTTTCGCTGAGCCTGTTGTAGTACTCTGGCTTTTATTTGAAATAGCCATTGACTTCCTCCTTATGACATCTTTCCGAGGTAGATTGCTCGAGATACCTGAAGTGTACATGTGAATTTTACAATGTCACTTGCTGTGTAGTCAGAATCACCGAAATCAAGTTCAGAGATCCATACACCGCGCCATTTCCAGATACGTGAGTAATTACTATCACCGTCACCGCTGTCTCTGAGAACATAAGCGTCCTTCATATACTTTGAGGGTCTTCCAACCTTTTCAGTCGCTGCGTCAAATACCTGTGCATCGAGATCAACAAGTGCTTGCTGTGAATCAAGACCAACGTAGCCTTTGATTGTCCACTGAACACCCTGGTAGCTAGGCTTACCGGCAAATTTGATGCTGTCGTTTCCGTAGAAGTCTTCAATAACGCCGTAAGACTTCTTGAAGGAACCGAGTGACTGTGTTGAAAGTGTGAGAACATCAGAATATGATGCAAGGTTTGATGAGTTAACATCATATAAACGAATCTCAAATTTGTCCTTCAGGTACGGGATATAGTCATCTTGACCTATCATGTGGTCAGTACCGAAGAATGTTCTTTCCATCCACATAGATTTTCCTCCTTCTGAAGCCCGCAGCGAACTACGGGCTATGTATTTATATAATATTTATATTACTGTGCGTCAAACGCATTTGGCGGGAGTAAGAAGAGATCAACGTCAACAGTATCAATGACGCCTGTAACTGCAAGTTCAACCTTACCAATTACAGTG